ATCTTTGACGAATCGGGAGACTATGCCTGCCTGCGCTGGCAATGGGATGAAGGCGTTGGTGCAAGTGAGATTGAGGGCCCCCTTGAACTCTGAGATGGGGTTGATGCGATTCCCAGCTCGATCAACGAGGACCACAGTCCAATGATCAGCTGTTGACGCACCTGCCCAGAGCTGTGTGGTGGCCCCTCCCATGACAGAGACGATGGCGTCTGGGATCCAGGCTCCTCCGTCGGACTTCGTGTACATCCTGACACTCAATGCTGCATAGTTTCGATTAGTGAAACTGAAGACCACTTGTGAACCAGCGACATTGTCAACGTTTAACGCGGTCAACGTCAAACCATTGATGTCAGTGACTGGTGCCAGTCCGATGTAAGTCTCGGTCACTACTGCATCTGTTTTAACACTGAACTGACCTGCCGTTGGACATCCTGGGTGCTTTGAGTCTCGTCCATAAATGAATGATGATACGCTGGAGATTTGGAGAGGGGCAGATCCTTCTGCGGGGAACCGTCCTGCCTTTGTCGACCAGATTAATGGGTCAATTAGTGAGGGTCTGAGGACGACGGTGAAATAACCTTCGTTTTCTTCCGTTCCTTCAATGATAACTCCTTTCACAATGCGGGCGTGACTTGCCAACACTCCAGCGGTGCACGGGGCGAGTACAGGCGGGGAATCTGCCGGATCCAGCATCATGTTGACCCAGTCCATTACTCTGGGGTCGGCTGGCATCCTTCGTTTCCGGTCGCTGATGAGTTTGTCTTTGGAGTAGTCATTGCCCATGAGGTTGACTGGCGCTTGACCTTTACCTTTCCTCTTGTTGCGGCCACTCGACTGGGCTTGTTGTGGCTGCTTCCTGGTTTTGGGCCTTTGGGTTGCTTGGGCTCCTCGTTGGGGCTTCTGTTGCTTTGAAGACATATCGGGTTTACAGGTGTGACCTGCAATATTATTTCAATATAAAGGTAGCATGCACATATGCTATTCTTCGTGGGTACGACCCACTGCGCAGTACGTTGCAAGCGTGTGATTTCCGTGTCACAAACGGTCGGTTGAGGTCCCGACAACCTGCTAGTTTTAGGCCATCCCGGGCCGGGTTAATTTGACTCATGTGGATGAGTCAGGGGGCTTGGCACCCTTGGGGACGACTGCTGGTCCCCTCCCCCTTCCACGACCTCGACCTCCTCGGCTACGTCCCCACGTGCCTTGGGCCTTGGTCTCTCTCTTCACTGTTGTGGTGCTGTTCGCAGGGGCTGGTTTCGCCTCTTCGTTGGTCCCGCGGTGACTGTTATCGGGGTCGTCCGGTAGTATGTATGACCCTTTATCTGCGTTCACTATCCTCTCGGCGGTGTCAAGCACTTGCAACGCCGTCGCCATCGGAATGCGGTATCTCTCTTGCAGTGTTTGGTACGTCTCTTGGTCGCTGATGGTTGGGGTTCCGATTCCATTTGAGCGATGGTTCCTAGTATACATAAACCTTAACTCTGACACATCTGTGAACACCCCCGGATACCCTGATGGGGTCTGGAAAATCGCTCCCGGTGTAGGTTTCCTAAATAGCGGGCCTTCCATTGCTCGGATCTTCAGTGTGCAGGCAGCCAACCGGTCCCCGATGGTTTCCATGAGATCCATCTTCAAATCCCAGAACATACGGTAATCATCTTCTCCACGGCTGACATCATCAAACCATATAACATCACCAGGTTCACCTCTTGAGTCATCGTTACTGAGCAGTTTCAACATCCTGTTCTTGCACAAAGGGAACTCATGGATCGAAACCTTGCTGCCACGAGTGGTGTAATATTTACTGGTAGTGAACATTGGATCTATGAGCATGATCTTCCAGAGTGAGGGGTAGCTGTGACGTACTAGGCTAACAAACGTGTTCATGGTGGTGGGGTTGTATGCTCCGCTGTAAATGACCATGACCCTCTTG